TCAACCGTGTGTTCTACGATTGCACCGGTAAGCCGCCTGCCACCATCGAGCTCGAATAATGAAATATGAGAAAATGAAACGTTGCTACGTTTGAAAATAATGAATTTTGAGACGAGTGACATCATTTTGACATCAATATTCCCTGAAAACACCTCTGAGACGAGGTGGAAACAGGGAAATTGGAAAACATTCAAGAATAATTGAAAGGCCCCGGAAAGCTACGAACAAACGTGACTTTCCGGGGCTTTTTTGACATCGTGACATCACAAAAACGGCAGTGACATCACCCGATTTTGGCCGAGCGCAGAGAAACCAGATTGACAACATCTGTTTCCCCGGTTTCCGTTAGGCTCTCCAGCTGGGTGACAAGCTCCTTCTGCTTGTTGGGGTAGAGGTGTGCATAGGTTTTCAGCACGACGGCGACCGTATCCCCGATGCGTTTTGCGACGAGAAGGGCCGAATAGCCCAGCTCGATGCAGAGGGAAACGTGGCTGTGCCGCAGGTCATGGACACGGATATCGGGCAGGCCGGTCAGCTGGGTGCAGCGGGTCAACTCCTTGTTGAGGGCACTGGATGTCATGTACAGGATGCGGTCATCAGGGCCGAGGTCATAGAGCCGGGAGCAGTAGGCCCGGATTTCTTCGGCCAGCCAGTGGGGGATGGGAATGACCCGGTTTCCGTTCTTCTTGCTGTTCTTCGTGGGGCCGATGTGGTCCTGACCCTTTTTTCTGCGGTAGTTCTTGTAGATCCTGAGCTGGTCGTCGCCGCTGAGGTCTCTGGGGCTCAAGGCCAGCATTTCACCTTCACGACACCCGGTCCAGAACAGGATGTCAAAGGCCAGCAGGTACGCTTCGTTGCGGAACTCCTTGCGAAGCACCCGGTACTGCTCCTGCGTGATGATAAGCATTTCTCCTGCGGACGAAGAACCCATGGAACCAGCAGCGTCGCAGGGGTTCACTGTGATGCCGTAGAAGGTCTTGGCGTAGTTGAACAGGGCCGTCAGCTGGGAGTGGATGCTACGGAGATAGGTTTCGGAGTAGGGCAGGCCAGTGGCTTCACCGTCGAGCCTGATTTGCTTCTGCCATTCCCGGACATCGAGGGGCGTGATCTCGTTCATCTTCCGCTTTCCGAGGTAGGGGATGATCTTGGTCTTGAAGATGTTTAGCTTGGTGTCGATGGTGGATTCCCGAAGGTGCTGCTCCATATCATCGAAGTAAACCTCTGCGAAGCTGGCAAGCATCATATCGCAGCTCTTGGCCTTCGTAAGCCGAAACTCACGCTCCCATGCCTGAGCTTCACGCTTGGTTTTGAAGCCCCGCTTGCGCTTCTGGCGGTGCGCTCCGGTGAAATCACAATAGCGGAACTGGCAGTACCACGTTCCGGCCTTTTTGTCTTTGTAGCACGGCATAATTGACCTCCAATTTTCGATAATTCAGGTGTTAGAAATCCCCGACCATATTATATGGCCGGGGATTGTGTTTTTGTAGGTAATTTGTTGGGTTATTGCAGGGAGCGAGATTTAATATCGCAGGGCGTTAGAAGGGGCTGACAACGGCGCAAAAATGGTGTATTGTGTCCTCAGAACCGGGGAGAAATGATGGGATGAATTTGGAATGAAAAAATTTCTGCCAGCAGTTTCTATGCGTCGCCGATGAACAGAATACCCCTGCTGTGGGGATGGGAAACACCTGCCGCATGGAGGGCCGGAAAGCACCCTTGATGCCCGGATTTCTGTAAATGTTAAGAAATTATGAAAACCCAAACGGTTATTTTGGGTTTCGTTGGGTTTCTCTGGGTTATGTTGGGTTTTTTCGGTTTTTGAAAAATGCAAAAATAAGCCTAAAAAACATCAAAATCGCAAATTCAAAGATTGAAATTTTGAACAAAAGATGAAATTTTCATCGAAAGATTAAAATCGCTGAATCGCTTCTTTTTAATGAATATGAATTTTTTATTAAAACCGACTGGGTTTTTTGGGTTTTTTTAAAAACCCAGAATAACCCACCAAAACCCAAAACGCCCAAGAAAAAGAAGAAGATAATAGTATATGATGACTCCTATCGTCGTCATCATCCGCGCGTGCGCGCGTTATAAGGGCGACGACGACGAGTCCACTTGATGCAGGATTGGGTCATCGGTACGACCTAACAGGTAGTCCACGGAACAATCTAGCTGATCCGCAATTGCAACGATGCCCTCCATCCGAGGAAAATAGCCGCCAGCCTTCATCGACGAAAGCGTGTTCTTGTTCAACTGGCAGGTGACAAGGATGTCTTTGACAAGAAAGCCCTGATCGTGGGCAGTTTTTTTAATGCGTTCAGCAACCTGAGAAGATGTGAACAAGATAAGGGCCTCCAATCTGTGCAAAACATAGAAATCCAGAGTTCTTTTGATTCATGCTTGAAATCCAGAGAACTCTGGACTATAATGCAAATGGACGAAACAAATGTCAGATTGACAAGGAGAATGAGCCATGAAAGAAGTCACCTACGAAACCCTGAGCACAGCGGTGCGGGCTCTGAGCGAGCGGATCACCGCACTGGACGAGCGCATCGAGGTCAGCTTGGCGTTCGGCAATCCCGTCAGCCTGAAGCTGTCGGTGGACTGCTTCGGCCTGCTGTCGCCGGAAGGGGCGGCAGAACTGGCAGAGCATCTGGGATCCGCAGCAACCCTCGCCAAGGGCTTCCAGTACAACGGCTGTACCATCCTGCGGTGAGGGGTCACCGGTTGACCTTCGGGTTGTCCGTGCGGCCAAGGAGGTAATCGACGGAGCAGTCCAGATAATCCGCAATCTTTCCAAGGCTGAAGGACGAAAGCCCTTTTTTGTCGGACATCTGGCTGAGCGAGTTGATGTTCAGGTCACAGGCTGAGAGGATGTCTTTGAGCATAACACCCCTCTCCCGAGCCAGCGACTTTATGCGATTGGACAAAGCTTCGGCAGAGTACATAGCGAACCTCTCGTAGATTTGTGCAAGTCTACAAAATCAAGAAATTTCTTGAAAATCACATTGAAATCAAGAAAAATCGTGAGTATAATAACACTTGAACGAAACAAGTGTTAGATGCAAAGGAGCAAAAAGCCATGAAGATCGTGATTTTCACCTACGACAGCCGGGCAAGGGGCGAGGAAGGCGAAGCCTCCACGAACATCCTGTTGGAGGACGAACAGGCCGCAGCGGTCAAGGCCGCCTACGACAACCGGAAGGGGAGCAGCGAAATCTCAGACATCCTCCTGCGGTGCAAGGTCGATGACCTGTGTGCCGCCAGCGAGACGCTGAGAGGCCGCAGGTACGTCCACGACAGCATCAAGACCGTTGAGGTCAGGGAGGTTTGAGCCATGATGGTAGACAGCAAGCGTAGAGCGAATCTCGAGATCCGCAAGGATTACTTGGAGCGGGGCTGGACACTGAGAGCCAACATCAACCCGGCCTACATCCGGCTCCTTCGGCGGAGCGGCAAGGAGTACGGCCAGCGTGTGGCGCAGGCAATTCGCCGCGGCGATTCTCAGCGGGCAGACAAGCTCCTGCAGGATGCAAGGGAGTGCCGCACCCACATCCACATCCGGGAGAGCGCAGCACATCACGACAAGTTCCTGCACGATGCACTCGGTATGCCAATCGCCGTCTGGGATCGGGAAGATGGCAAGCTCCACTCTCTGGCCTACGAGGACTAAGCATTTCTATCCACACCCCACGAAAGGAGGTGATAGTTCAGTAGATGCCGCTGGGAAGCGTTTTAAGGCTGGTTTGCCTTGAAACGTCAAACATCCTTCCGAGAACCAGAAAACGCCTTGCGCAGGTCTCAGAGACCGCCAGATGATGGATTTCGCTGTGATAGCAGGAATTGAACGTACTCGTTGACCTTCTGGCGTTCATCGGCGGTCAAGTCCACCTGCTGTGCAGCCGGGTCGCCAGTCCGCCCCATCAGGTAGTCCATGGAGCAGTCAAGGTAGTCGGCAATGCGGGCGAGGCTGTCAGCGGCCATCATGCGGCCAGTGCGCAGACTGGAAAGGGTATTGCGGCTCAAGTCCAGAACATCGAACATCTCTTTCAGTTGGATGTTGCGATCCTTGGCCTGATTTTTGATTCTTTCTGCAAGGGCTATAGAATCGTACAAATTTTCATCGGACATTCTGTGCATACCTACAAAATCACACAATTGTGCGCCTTGCGTCTTGAAACCACACGATTGCGTGATTATAATAACACTTGAACGAAACAAGTGTTAGACAACGAGGGTCAGCACCTTCCATCCAGTGCATTCCCCCAAAGCCCCTCTGCAAAGGAGCTTCAACGTACCACGCAGTACGACACACCACCATGATTTGATTCCTCCCCAATGATAGGCACCGCTGCAAAACGCAGGCCCCATTTCTATCCACACCCCCTTCA